ACCTTGTAGAAGTTCGGAGGCGGAGGAAAGAACACGGTGGCCGCGTTGTTATTGCACGCCACGTTGATGGCGGCTTGGATCGCGGCGGTGTCGTCGGTTACGCCGTCGCCCTTCGCGCCGTAGCACATGACGTTCACGCTCGGGCGGATGGAGGAGCACGTGTTCACGAACTGGTTGAACCCAGTGAACAGGTTATTGGAGGCCAAGAGCGCGGCCGCGGAGCAGACGCCGCCGTCGGTGACTGAAATGGTCGTGGCGAAGATAGGACAGTCGCCGGGAGTGGGAGTGCCGGTCACACTGAGCGCCGGAAGTCCCCCAAAGGTAGGGTTCTGCGAGAAATTATTCGTCGAGGTGAACAGATTGGGCTGTGCGAGAAGGGGAACGCCCACGAGCACTGCGGATACGAGCGAGCCTCCGGTGACGGAAAATTGAACGTTAGCGGAGTTCGTAAAATTAGGGCTGGTGATAGGAGCGGAATTGACCAGAACAGTCGAGCCTCCGGTGGAAACGCAGGCAGCGGCGACCGTGCAATCGAACAGGATGATATCGGAGTAGGACACAGGAGAAGGAAGCCCGGCTCCTGAGATGGTGACATCGTAGCGTCCGTTCGCGGCGTAGAAGGTCCACTGGCCGATGGCGCTCGTGGTGGTGAAGGGATTGCCTAAAGGGGTCGGAGTGGCTAGGTTATCGGAGAAAAGGGGAGCAAGCGCTCCGGTGCCGTGGATGAATACTGAAACGGTGCACTGCGGGAACGAGCCCTGGAACAGGTTGGATGAAGTGAGCCCGGACACGAGGGCTGCTTGGCCGCCGGTCTCACACCATCCCGTAGCGGATTGGTTCGCCCGGGCCGCGAGGGGAGCGGCAAGCACGAGGATGAGAAGGACCAGGACGCGTTTATAGTTGGGCATTGGGCCCCGCCACGCCGGAGATCGTATTATAGTAGCCAAGCCGCTGTGTTCCCAAGGCGATCCCCCGCACGCTGTAATAGTTGTCCACAGTTTCTTTATCCTGTTTCCGGTACAGCGTCAATAATTTCTTGTATTCGTCCTGTGTCTTGCCCATCAGGAAGCGGAAGTCCGGGCCGGATGAGCGGGGAGACATGTCCTTGTTGGATTCGGCCCACTCGTAGGCGTATTCGCGGGCCTTGGCGAGCACGAGGTCCTCGGCGATTTGCGGAGGCAGGGTATCGGTCGGCTTCACAAGGTCGGTTCCGCGCCGGATCCCATAGCACTGGTAAGTGAACAGCTGAACGGGCTGGCCCCACAGTTCAAACAGAGGGTAATTGAGAGTAGCAGAGGGAGTGCTGGTGCCTGCTCCCCGGAGATCGAGTCCGAATGGGACAACGTGTGTTGGGAACTGATACCAGGAACGCTGGGGGTCCATGCCGTCGATTTCCGCGCGGGTGGTGCGGAGATCAAGCGAGATGAACTGCTGCGGATTGCGGACGCTGAGCCACAGGAGGAAATCCTGCATCGGAGGCGTGTAATAGACCTGGTAGACCTGATAGGCGCCGGCGGTGATGGAAGGATCGCCGAAGGTGCGGTCCAAGGTGGCAAGGCCGGTCATGGAGTTATAGGCGATGATATTGTAGATGCCGCCGACTCCCGAGACAGCTGCGCGAAACTGGCGCTGGGTGATGAGTGAATAGGGAGACTGAATCTGCGAGAGGTTCAGGGCGGCCACGGCGGTCGCATCGAACTGGACCGTCGGGAATCCTTGGGTTACGGATGCAGTTCCTGAGGAGATAAGCTGCGGGCTCGTCCAGGAGGATTCGAAAAGGTTGAAGGACCACAGGGAAGACTCGCGGACGGTCCGCCACGCGCGGTTTATAAGGGTGCGGGTGAAGGCAAACGGGAGCTTGGGAACGCTGCCGCGGAGTTCAAGCTGTAGGTCAAGGAGAGCCACAATGCCGTGCCCCTCCCTAGACTCCGCGCCTCAGCCCGCGCTTGCTGCCCTTCGGGGAGATTTTGTGCTTGGGGCGTGCGGAGTGCGAATGCACGAGCACTTTGCCGCGGACGCGGGGACCGTGCGGCTGCGGCGGTTCAGACTCGAATCCCATATATGCCATGCGGCCTTTGCCTGCCATTAGACACCCCTTATTTGAAGTCGCAGAGATTTTGTGGATAGGTTGACCGCGTTGGCCACCTCGACGTTAGTCGCCAGCACGTACCAGTGGATAACCGCGGATGGGACCGCGTTCGCTCCTACGCCCTGCGGAGTCGAGGAAGTGGATTGGTTCGAAAGGACCACGTAGCCGTAGTTGAGGCCGTCGGATGAGAGCGCGTCGATCTGCACCAGCTCGAATCCGCCTAGGCCGAGGTCCGCGGCGTTGATGGTCTCTCCGGAGGTTGAGAACGTTCCGGTGTTGTTGTAGGACGCAGGGCCGTCGTGGTCTACGACCAATTCCATTTTGTCGCCGAGCTGGTTGATGTAGCCCGGCATTATGCGGTTCGGCATCGGGGCTCCTTAGATACGGCCAAACGGGCTGCGCGTCAGAGACACCTGCGACACGGTGGAAGCCGCCACGGTCTGGATGCTTACGCCCAGTAGATCGGCTACGGTCTGCTGCGACACCACCGGGGCGTTATCGGCGGTTGAGGCCACCGTCGCAGACACCTTCGCGGCAACCATCGAACCTACGGTCGTGGCGGTCACGGCCGAGTCGAACAGTACGGAGGCCACACCCGCAATCTGAATCCAGCAATAGTTGTTGGCCGTCGGAGCGCTCAGGAAAATCCCGGCGATGAACGATGGAGTCGCGGTCGCAGGCTGCGCATCGCCGTAGGCGATGTACGCGGTGCCGACGTCGGCTTGCTTGTAGAAGGCGATTCCTCCGCGCGCTGCGGCTTGTGTTGTGGTCTTGTACTGCACGTACATGTAAATGCCGCCGTAGAGAGTTCCCACGGCGGTATCGGAGAGCGCAAGCGCAGTCGCGTCGTCGAGAACGATGCGGTCGCCGGGGATGGTTTGAGATACGGCGGGCGATGGAGCGCCCGACGGCACCGAGACGATTATGCCGCCGGAGGCGGCGTCGTTCACATCGTTCAAGAACTTTGCGGTTAGGAAATCCGCCTGTTTCGTCAGCATTCCACCGGCCATGTGAATCCTCCCTTAGAAACCAGCGCCGACGATTTGCGAATTGTCGCGCGGAGACGTTGTATAGAAATTGATCGCGGCCTTCAGGAACAGGACCACGAGGTCCGGATTCGTTTGCGAGCGAATCGGCGGCGTGAAATTGAAATTGTACTCGGGGTCGGACGACGGCCGTACCTTCCAGCCCTTGATGCGCAGCCAGAAGAACGGCTCGCCGGGGTTCACGGACAGGTTCGAGGGGAAGTTCGAAATGGCCCGCTGCGCTGCGGAGAGAGTCGGAGTGGTGAAGGCTGCGGGCTTGATGGAGGTAGTTTGCGAGAGGCCCGACGGCAGCAAGGTGCCGAACTTGGTCGAAGGGGCCAGCTTGTCCTCGAAGATCATTCCATCGAGCACCTTGAGTCCGCTGAATCCGATGGACACGTCCGTCTGAAGCTCAAAGCGCTGCTTTGGCTCCTGGCGTTCGAGCAGATAGGCGTAAAGGGCCTTGTTGCAGAGGCCGATATCGGGGCGCTGCACACAGTTGAGATAGGACTCGGCCAGGTTCTTGTAGGTGATCTGACCGGTGTTGCCCGCTGTGTCGCCGACCCATATGGGGACCGCGTTCAAGGTATTGGTCACGACGCCGTTGCGGAGCTGGCCGCCGTAGGTCGTGAATACGTTGCCGTCCCACGAGGGATTGATGCCGTCGTTGATCGCCTCTGAAAGCCCGTTGATGCAGTTGAGGCGATTCGAGCCGGTGATGGACTGGCCGTGGCGGTAGAAGTCGATGGCGAGGTCGGTGTTGAGGGACTGGACGGCGTTGGTCATGTAGGCGTCCACTTCCTTAACCTTGACCGCCGGACCCGAGCCCTGGATTACGTTGGTCCGGAACAGATTCAGAGGAACCTGCTCGACGTACTCCTTGGGCACGAAGGCAGTCGCTGCGAGGATCTGCTTTTGCGTGACCGTGATATCGGAGCCGGGGGCGATGGCGCCGCCGATCACGCGGTCATACATAAAGGGAGTCTGCATCAGCGTGCCGCCCATGAATTCATCAAGGCAGCCGGATACGCGCATTTTGCGCTGCCAGGCGGAATCGACGAAGAAGCAGTCGTAGAGGACGTCATCGCGCAGGTCTGCGAGCGTTGTGGCTGCAATTTGGTCAAATGTAGGGTCTGCCATGATGCTCAATCCTCCAGTTAATTAGTTCCTAGTTCACCGTCGTCTGAATCAATTTCTGCGTCACCCGCTGCACGCGCTCATTGGACTTTTCGCTGGCTTCCCACGGCTGCTTGTCGCGACCGCCCTCCGGGCGCTGCGTGAATGGGGAGGTCGAGGGGACGGGCGGGCGGGCGTCGGGGTTGCCGTACTTATCAGCCAGTTCCTTGACCACCTTGTCGCGTTCTTCCTTACGGATCGAGTCTTCGTGGGCCTTGCGGGCGGCATCGGCTTGAGACTGGCGCGCGGCCTGGACTCCGAACGTTTCCATCCAGTATTGCTCGACGGGCTTTTTGGCGGCGAGCGCGGCCCGGCGAAGCTCGCGGAAGTTCAAAGGCTTGTCGGGGAACAGCTGGCGGTGCTCAAAGGCGATATCAGAAGCAAGGGCAATCGCGTCTCCTTCCTTGTCGGCCAGCGGAATAATTACGCGGTCGATGAACTCCTTTTCGTTGAACGCGGGAGGATTGGCGGCGGCGGCTGCAGCGGCTGCACTCGCGGCTGCGGCATTCGCTTCGACTTCGATGAGCCCTTGTTTCTGCGCGGCTTCGACCATGGCCTTGTAGCGGGCGGCCTCGGAAGCGTTCTTCATATATTCAGTTTCCATGGCCTTGTATTCGGGGAGAGCCTTTTCCTGATACCACTTGTCGTAATTGGTGAGTTCGGCTTCCTTGGCGATGCGCGCGGCGGATTCAGCTTCGACCTTGGATTGCAGGGCGTCAAATGCGCGGCGGGCGACCGGAGTATCAAGGACCTTGATCTCGTCCTCTGTGGCTCCGTTCGACTTCAGATATTCGGCATAAGTGGCCATTTAATTGTTCTCCTCATCCAACCGGCGGCGCTTGGGGCTCACCGGTCTGCTGATTCGCCATGAGTTTCGGCATCACTTCGTTCCGCAGGATATCGTTTATCTTTTGGATCCCGGGGGACGCGCCGGGGACCGCTTGCGCGAGCGCGCGGAGGGCGCTAACCGCAGCGATCACGAGTTTCGTGTTCCCGTCCGCTGAAGAAGGCTGGCCAGGGGCGGGAGAGGCCGCGGTCGGAGTGGTCGGCGTCGCGCCGGAGGGCGGCGCATCGGTTCCGGGCGGCGGCGTAAGCTGGGGTGCGGAGGCCATATGCAGGGATCAGACCTTCTTGTGGGCCTGTTTGGCCGCTTTCTTGGGCATTCCCGAGACGAGATTCGCAGCGCGCATGTCGCCGGCCATCCGGAGTTTTGCGCGCGAGCCTCCGAGCTTGGCGAGATTGCCCACGAACCCGCCGCGCTTGGACTTCCTGCTTCCGTATCCTGCCATGAGTTCTCCTCGAATGTGTGGAAGTGGAAGGGACGGTACTGTGGGGACCGTCCCTATCCGGTTTGCTAACCCTTGTCGGGGAACTGGGGGACGGTGGAGTCATCCATTGTCCCTAGCTCGAAGCCGGCTTAGGGACAGCCACTACTTGCGGTGTTTCTTCCTGCGGTTGCGGATTTCCATGTGAGGCTCCTTGCGCCGGGACCGTAAAAAAAAAGCCCGCAACTGGCGGCACGATGAGTTGTGCGCGGTTGCGGGCCATTTGGTATCTGACTCGGAGGAATCAGACCATATTGGGTCCCTGGCGACATTGAGAGAAATACGCGAAAGCGAGGATTCGTGTCAAGAGAATTCTACTGATGCGGTTCGCCCGGGGTGATTTTCTTGCGCTCAGAGAAGCGGATGGTGCCCACGCCGCCGCTAGAGAAATCGACCGAGAGCGTGCCGGTAGCACCCGATTCACGCAGGATTTGCTCGATGAAGTTGAGGTCCCGGGAGGCGGGGAAAACACGGTCGTGGACGATGTGGTGGGATTCGGATATGTGCTGGCCGCGCTGGGGAGGATGCGGGAGTTTAGACGCCACGGTCATTTCGATGTGGAGATTGTACTCCGCGCGCCTCCGTCTTTGGATTCTAGTTTCGGGGGATTCGCGTTAGTGGCGGGACGGCCCTCGGGATTCTTTCCGGGAGCGGCGGCGCCAGGAGGCTGGCCCATGCCCAATGACTGCCCGAGTTCAGCCATCCGCGCGGCGAATTCTATCTCCATTTCCTTTTCGCGTTTGTAGCGCTCGATGACCGTGGAGCCTTCGATGGAGCCCCAGTTGGGAATCTGCCACGCTTCGGCGATGGTCTGGGAGTCGATGATGACTCCGGCCTTTTTGAGCTGAATCAGTCCCAGCTTCATGACCATCTGGGTCATTTCGTGGAGCGTGCCGGGGAGGATCATAAATCGGAGATTGTCGGCGAACGTGCGGGCGCGCTGGGCGGCGGTGGACGCGGAAGGGGAGTCGGGACTCTCTCCGGGCATGTGCGAGGGGATGATGCGCGTCGGGTCGTAGTCGAAAACTTCCGGGGTCACGCCTGTGGGGCCTACGATCTGCATGATGCGCGGAGTGGTGTAGTACTGCATGATAAGATATTTGACCATGACGCCAAGGTCGCGCATGGGAGGTTCCATCGCGCGGGACATTCCCTCGACGATGGGACCGTTGGCCTCTACTATTTTTTCGAGTTCGTCCATCGAGCCTACGGCGCGCATTTTCGCCAGCGCGCGGACGTCGTTGATGGCCTGCTGCGCGTCCATGGTTTCCTCGAACTTTTCCCAGAGGGCCATGGACTCAGGGGAGACCTTGAGGATTTCAGGGTCGATAGTCGGATGGAAGGGCTGGCCCTCGATAGCCGAGCCGTCAAAGCCCACGCGCGAACGGGGCTTCATAGGATCGTAGCGCTCGGCTTCGGTCTTGCCGACGGCGTTCGTATCATAGGCGAGCGAGGGATCGAGCTGCGAGCGGACTTTATCCATGTTGCCGCGAGCGATTTCGTTGATGGAGCCTTGGAGTTCGTAGCCGCCGCGCACGAGGGAGAACGCGCCGGGTTCCCAGGGATAGGAGTCGAGGGTGAAGGAGACTCCAGGGAACATTCCGTGCCAGTCGAACCCTGGACCGTCGTAGAGGAGAACTTGGTCGGAGGAGATGAGCAGGCGGCGGTAAGGGTAGAGGCGGGCATCGTTCTCATCCGCCTTGCGGTAGATCATGGTGCCGTTCCGGCGGCCCACGGGGATGTCCTGGCCGATGAAAGGGACGGTATAGGCCCATGAGGAACCGGGCTCGCCCATTGGAATAGGCGCCTGGGTGGTATTCATGGAGAGGTCGATTACATAAGTGTAGCGGATGGGGATGAGGAGTTCCGCGAGGGCTTCGCTTGAGGCCGAGCGGGGAGCCTTGCCGAACATGCGCTGCAGGAGATTCCCCTGGGACGCCTTGCGCACGCCATCGGACGCATACCAGTAGCGGGAGGTTGAAGGGCGGAGCTGCGATTGGTAGGCGGGGAACATCCCGTGCGCCATGTAGATGGGCATTTCATCGAGGATCGTGACGGCGTAAGCGGCCTGCCAGTCGCCTGAGGAGGGGAGCTGGACGGGCAGGACACAGGGAGAGCCATAGGTCAGAAGGCGGATGTCGCCCCGGCCCCGGCCTCCCATGTCGCGGCGGTAGATGGGACGGACCCAGCCGCGACCGGTGGTAGCGGCGTACTGAAGGGCTTCTTTGATGGAAATATCGGCGAAGGATTCCAGGTACCAGGCGCGGGTCACTTTGTTGAACATCTCCGCCTGGTCGGAGTAGGAGGAATTCTCCGAGTGATATCCCCAGGTGGGGCGGAGCTTCGCAAGGGTGTTGGTGATTTCGTCGATATTCCGCTTGAGGCGGTTCGTCGAGACTTGAGAGCGGTACTCGGCGGCGCGCCGGCCTACGTCGATTCCGGAGATGATATCGAGGGCCTTGCGCATGTCCGAGAAGCCGCGCTGCGAGCGGAGCCAGGCTTGGCCTTCGCTGGTGGCGTCGTCGATCCAGCCCAAGCGGCGGGAAGCGGGAAGGGCCGCGAAGGGACACTGCCAGTCCTGGAGGGAGTCGATGCGCTGCTCGTCGGGCATCAGGATCTCACGTCGATGCTGTCGGAGCGGAATTCTTCGGAATCGGATTTGCGGTTGGGGCGGGAATCGAACTCGCGCGCGTGGAGATACATCTGCGCGTGTTCGAGGATTTGGGCGTGCTTGTGCCGCTTGCGCTCATCGCGCAGCTTGAGATATTCGCGGATGAAGTCCTTTTCGTACTGGGTGGACACGGAGGAAGCAAGACGCGCGTAGAGTTTGTCCCGGATTTCATCCTGCTTCGCTCCGAACGTGGACTCCTCATAGCGCGATTCGCGTTCGAGCTGGCGGCGCTCTTGTTCGACGAGGCGCTTCTGCAGGCGGTCTACTTCGGCGAGCGTGTTGGCGGTTTCGCGGATACAGCCGGGGAGCGTGGGGAAGGAGGTATAGGGAGCGAGGGTCACGTAGCCGGAGGGATGGACGAAGTAGATGACGTTCAGGGTGCCGGGCTTGTTCATCGGCTATAGCGCTCCAATCCAGCGTCACTATAGAGAATATCATCGAGGGACGCCACTGATTTCTCGGAGAGTTCGGAGGAACTGAAGGTTTGGCCGCGGTAGGGGCCGAGGTCGATGGGAGGAAGAGCCAGGGACTCGATGGTGCGCTTTTTGGAACGGTCGGCGAGCGATTCAAGGTCGTGGGGACAGAATATGGCCATGGCGGCAGCGAAGATGCGGTCGTCGTGCGAGCCTTCGGCGTGTTCCAATTTTTCCTTGCCGGTGGAGGTGACATGGACCTCCCACTGTTTCATTTCCTCGATGAGCCAGGGGGAGTTGATTTGGGCCCAGTTGTTCTGGGCGGAATGGACGAAGTTTCCGGTGAGCAGGGGACGGGACCAGCCGTAGGTGAACCAGCCGCGCTTGGCCATCACTCCCTTTTTTTGCTTTGTGGTGCGGCGGAGCGAGGAATCGTAGCGGGACATGCGGTGGAAATTGGAGTAGCCCATTTTTTGCATCTGGATCTGGCAGGTGTCGCCCACCGCGGCTACCTGCTCGATGGAGACGTAGGGCTCGCGCCAGCGGGTCTCGCCGGAGGACATGTAGGTTCCGTAATAGGAGGCAATGGCCGCGACGAACGCGAACGCCTCGACGTGATTGACGTAGGGGGATGCGAACTCGGCGCACTGGATATCGGGCCGGCCTCGGTAGCCCAGGGCCCACACGGAAATTACCGTTGAGTCTTCGCCCTTGCCCTCGGAGGTATCGACGCCAATGGAATAGTTTATATGGGGGGCCGGGGGGTGGAATACGAATAGCACGCCGGAGGCGTCCTCGGGAGCGTCCTCGCGGAGCGTTGAGAGGAAGCGGAGGGGGACTAGCTCCCAGCGGTAGGAGGTGCCTGAGGGAGAGGAGTAGCGGAGGGGAATGCGCTCGCGGCCGGAGGAATAGTCGATGTACTCGGGGAGGATTTCGTGGGCGGATTCGATGGACTGGCCCGAGAGGCCCCAGGCGGTGTAGTCGCGCACTCGTGTGGATTCGATTTCGGCGATGGTCTCGTGGCCGAATGCGGATTCCGAGCTGCGCTGGAGGGCTTCCTCGTCGTCACCGGCCATTTCCTGCAGGAACACGGATTCGATATTCTTGGCCTTGGCTTGCTCGTGCTCGACTTCCCAATACCATTGCTGGGCGCGGGGCATCTTGTAATCGCGGCCTAGGTGGCGACTGAGGAGAGCATCGGAGCGCACGTAGAGTTCGGCCTTGGCCACGTGCTCGCGAGTGTCGTGGTTGGGGCGGAAGTCTAAGGGCACCGGGCGCATCCGCAGCCACGTGGG